GCTAAGACACTAGTAGAGCACAAGGATATTAAGTCGCTATCGATTTATGCTAATCAGCTAACGGAGAAGTCTAAGCAGGTTCTTCACGGATTCATTCGTGAGCTTAGCCTTGTTCTTTCGGGAGCAAATCCTGGCGCCCTTATTGATAATATTACACTCGCCCACGGTGATGGCGAGATGGTTACCCTAGAGGACGAGGCTGTAATTTACACCGGCTTGGAGCTTGCTCATGCCGATGGTAAAGCGCCTGATACGACAACGTCAGGTGATGACGAGCCGACCGTCCAGGATGTTTATGATTCGATGTCTGACGAGCAGAAGGAAGTCGTCCATTACATGATCGGAGCTGCGCTTGAAAGTTCAGGTAAGACAATCAAGCAATCTACTCCCGAGCCTGTAAAGAAGCCGGATGATAAGCCCGACCTCGTCCATACTGATGATAATGATGATACGGATAAGGAAGGACGGCGCATGACTCGTAATGTCTTCGAGCAGCAGAACGGAGGCAAAAAGGAAGAGAAGCATGTGCTCACTCACGACGCAGTCAAGGGTATTGTTTCTGACGCGATTAAGGGTGGGTCGCTGAAGGAAGCCGTTGAGGCTTATGCTCTTCAGCATGGTATCGAGAACATCGACGTTCTCTTCCCGGATGCACGTTCCGTTACTGATACCCCTGAGTTCGATGCTAGAAGGGTCGAGTGGGTCGCCGGTGTCATTAATGGCACCAAGCACTCGCCGTTCTCCCGCATCAAGTCTCTGGTTGCTGATATCACCTTCGATGACGCCCGTGCGAAGGGTTACATCAAGGGTAATCTGAAGAAGGAAGAGTTCTTCGGAGTGTCAAAGCGTGTTACGACTCCGACCACGGTCTACAAGAAGCAGAAGCTGGATCGTGACGATATCATCGATATCACGGACTTCGACGTGGTTGCCTGGCTCAAGGCTGAGATGCGTCTCATGCTTGACGAAGAGCTCGCGCGCGCGGTTCTGATCGGTGACGGTCGAGCAGTCGACGATGAGGATAAGATCAGGGACCCAATGGGTTCGGCCGAGGGTGCAGGTATTCGCTCGGTTCTGCACGATCACGATCTCTATGTGGCAACCGTTACGGTCGACGATACGGCCACCAATCTCGAGATCGCGGATGCGATCGTTAACGCGATGGGTTATTACAAGGGTTCGGGTTCGCCGACTCTTTATACAACGCTTCCGCGGATCACCAGCCTGCTGCTCACTCGTGAGCCTACGACTGGTCGTCGCTATTGGCGCACAAAGGCAGAGCTCGCTTCTGAGCTGGGTCTTGCCGGTATCGTCGAGGTTGAGGTCATGGAGAACGAGGATGACCTCATTGGTATTATCGTCAATCTGCGCGATTACACGATTGGCGCCGACAAGGGTGGCGACGTCAGCTTCTTCGACGACTTCGACATCGATTACAACCAGTACAAGTACCTGCTCGAGACTCGTGTCTCTGGTGGTCTGACGAAGATTCGCTCGGCTGTTGTTATCAAGAAGCCGGTCGGCTCTTCGACTCTGGCAGCTCCGGTTGAGCCTGGATTCGTTCCGGCTACTGGTGTGATCACGATCCCGACTACTACGGGTGTTGTGTATCGCAACGCTGCTGATGACACGGTGCTCACCGCTGGTGCTCAGGCTGCTCTGGATCCGGGTGAGTCCTTCACGGTCGAGGCAGTCCCTGCGTCTGGCTATCACTTCGCCAGCAACCAGGAGGATGAGTTCACGTTCGAGCGTGACGAGGCATAAGGTAGGTATTTCATGGCGAGGTTCTTTGGTCGTATCGGTTACGGCGCACAAGTTGAAGCTGCCGAAGGTGTATGGGTCGATGAGATTACTGAGCGTTCCTATTACGGAGATGTAGTTCGTAATGCTAGAAATCTTCGTGAGGGTGAGAACCTTAATTTCGATCTCAGCGTCCAAAATTCAATAAGTATTGTAGCCGACGCGTATGCAAACGAACACTTCTTTGCCATTCGTTATGTGGAGTGGTCGGGGGTTCTGTGGACAGTTACAAGTGTCGAAGTCCAGAGCCCTCGACTGCTCCTAAGATTGGGGGAGGTGTATAATGGGCCAACGCCTGCAGTTGCACCAACTCCTTGAAACATTCACGGAAAATGTGTATTTTCAGCCGCCAACTAATGTGCAGCTTGAATATCCGTGTATTGTTTATAAAAGAGATTTTGCGGATACTAAATTTGCAGACGATAAACCCTATAGTCATACGCTGAGATACATGATTACGGTTATCGATCCAAATCCTGATAGTGAAATTCCAAAAAAGATTGCAGAAATACCTATGAGTTTGTTTAATCGTTTTTACACTGCTGATAATCTAAATCACGATGTATACAGTGTCTACTTCTAAGGGAAGGACGAAAGAATGGCCGAGCTGACATGGGATGGCGTCGGCGAAAAGGTGTACGAGACTGGTGTAGACCATGGTGTTCTGTACATTCCCAATGAGTCGGGTGTGTACGACGAGGGTGTTGCCTGGAATGGTCTAGTCACGGTCACCGAGTCGCCTACTGGCGCTGAGCCTTCTGCTCAGTATGCTGACAATATCAAGTACTTGAATCTGATCTCCGCCGAAGAGTTCGGCGCGACTATCGAAGCATTTACATATCCAGATGAGTTTGCAGAGATGGATGGACTTGCTACTCCGGAGCCGGGTCTTGTGCTTGGACAGCAGGGTCGCAGGCTCTTCGGTATGGTTTACCGAACTCAGGTTGGTAACGATGTCGAGGGTACTGAGTTTGGCTACAAGCTTCATCTGCTCTATGGTTGCCAGGCCGCTCCGTCGGAGAAGGCTTACTCGACGATCAACGATTCGCCTGAGGCAATTACCTTCAGCTGGGAGGTCACTACGACTCCTGCGCCAGTTACAGGGTATAAGCCAACCTCGCTGATCGTGATCGATTCGACTGAGGTCGATGCAGACGCTCTTGCTCTACTCGAGACGGAGCTGTTCGGAGATGCAGGCAACGATGCACGCCTGCCGACGCCGGACGAGGTCATCGGTCTCTTCGCTGGTGCGATCACGCTGGTCGATACGGGTACGCCCGCCAACCAGCCGACCTACAACTCCGGTACCCACGTCGTTACTCTGCCTGCCGTCACTGGTGTGCAGTGGAAGATCAACGGCGTCAATAAGGCACCGGGTGCTCAGCCTGCTCTAGGTGTTGGTGAGTCTGCTGAGGTCACCGCGAATGCAATCGCCGGTTACTCGATTGACGGCGATGACGACTGGACGTTCGACTACTAAGATCCAGTTAATTGACAGAAAGGGGCCAGAGGATGCTCACGATTGTTGTTCTAGGCGTCGAACACTTCGACGAAACGAGTCAAGAATTCGTCACGGTGGATGACGTTACTTTAGAGCTAGAGCATTCTCTGGTCTCACTGTCAAAATGGGAGCAAATGTACGAGAAACCCTTCTTGGGTAAGGACGAGAAAACTTCAGAAGAGATTCTCGAATACATAAAGCTTATGACGTTGACCCCTAATATTGCTCCGGAGGTTTTTCTCAAACTCTCTGAAGACAATATTAAGACAATCAACACTTACCTCGAGGCAAAGATGACGGCGACCTGGTTTAGCGAGGCGCCTGGTGCTCCAGCTTCTCGAGATGTAATCACTGCTGAATTAATTTACTATTGGATGATCAGTTTTCAGATTCCATGGGAATGTGAACGTTGGCATCTAAATAGATTATTCACTTTGATTCGAGTTTGTAACATTAAGCAGGCTAAGCCGAAGAAGATGAGTCGGTCTGAACTTGCTCAGAGAAATCGTGAGCTCAATGCCCAGCGCAAAAAGCAACTAGGAACAAAGGGTTAGGAAGGAGGTGACTCGATGAGACTAGAACTCGCTGGAAGTTTGATCCAAGCTGGTCCTCTAGTTATACCGTTTACTGAAAATCAAGACTTTGATACACTTTATTACGTTGCATTGGGTTATACGAATTTTGATGTAATTTGTATCGGTGGTGGTGGGGGAATCGGTGGATTTATTGACACCGTTAATACCGGCACTTTGATCAAAAACTATGGTGGAGCAGGTGGAGGTGGCGGATTTCATCGAGTTCAAGGCCTTTTGTCTGCGTTGCCTGATCTTTGCCCAGTTGTAGTTGGCGAGCCTGGTTCCCTAGGAGCATATCACGCCAGTAATCCAGCTCTTACTACCGATGGTACTGATGGGGGATATTCGTCGTTCAACGATGAGACGTGTCGAGCTTCAGGTGGCAAAGGTGGTAAGCGCGCTGAATCTAACTCAGCTACAGTTACCACAAATGCTGATGGTGGTGAAGGTGGTGTAGGAGATAGAATTATTGCTGGCGGAGGAGCTGCGGGTGGATTAGCTGGAACACCAACTGCACTTGGTCCAGGTACTCTGGGTACCGATGGTGAAGATGGAACTTTCTTCTCTAATATTGGTAAAGGTGGGGGCGGAGGAGCAGGTGGAGTCGGAAAGTACGACGGCACTACTTGTAACCCAGCTACCAATGCTGGACGTGGAAGTTATAATCCTTCCAATACATCTGTATACGGTCCAGCAGTTCCGCCACTTGATGATGTTGGTAGTGGAGCAGATGATATTTATCCAGGTCAAGCAGGTGGAGCCAAGGCATCGCCTCTAAATGGACTACCTACAGTATATGGAAGGTCTGGAAGTTACGGTACTGTAATCATTCGTTTGACGGCGGAATAATGCCTATTACATTCAGTGAAAAAGGATCTTTCAATAACACTGAACGATGGCTACGTCGATTAAAAGCTCAGGAACAGTTTGCTGTACTGAGTAAGTACGGATCTTTAGGTGTTAATGCTTTGTCTAATGCTACGCCAGTGGATTCAAAACATACTGCCGGTGCGTGGTCTTATACGATCGTTCAGCGGCCGGGATATTACTCGATTCGTTGGCATAACAGCAGCGAAAATGACGGTATCCCGATTGCGGTAATTCTGCAATACGGACACGGCACTGGCACTGGTGGATATGTAGAAGGAAGAGATTACATCAATCCTGCAATACGACCTATATTTGACCAAATCCTAGCCCAAGCAATGAGGGAGGTGAACAGAGTCTAATGGCGACTATTGATGACAAGATTGTTGCTATGAGTTTCGAAAATAAGAAGTTCGAATCAGGCGTTAGCCAGTCTCTGTCCTCCATCGATAAGCTTAAAGCTGCGCTTAAGTTTGATGGTGCAGCTAAAGGTCTTCACGATATTGATGCTGCTGGGAAGAGAATTGATCTTGGACACATTGGACGAGGCGTCGATGCAATCAGACAGCGACTTAATGCTCTTTCAGTAGCAGCACTAGCTGTCTTTGCTACGATTGCGACTAAAGCTGCAGCCACAGGCGCAAGACTAGTTAAAGCATTTACTCTAGATCCTCTTAAAGCAGGTTTCTCAGAGTATACGACTAATCTAAACGCTGTCCAGACGATTCTTGCAAATACCCAGGCTGCGGGTGTTGGGCTCAAAGAAGTTAACAAAGCACTTCTCGAGCTGAACCAGTATTCAGACAAGACCATCTATAACTTTAGTCAGATGGCTAAGAATATCGGTACCTTTACGGCCGCCGGTGTTGAGCTGGATACAGCAACAAACGCGATTAAGGGTATTGCGAACCTAGCCGCCCTTTCAGGTTCAAATGCTGAGCAAGCATCGACAGCAATGTATCAGCTTTCACAAGCTATTGCTGCTGGTCGAGTCAGTCTTATGGACTGGAACTCAGTTGTCAACGCGGGTATGGGTGGTACTGTCTTCCAGCGCGCTTTGGCTCAAACTGCAGTAGCAATGGGCGATTTGGATGCAAAGTCGCTTAAGCTTGTCGGTTCAATGAAAAATGTCCAGATTGGTGGAGAGTCATTCCGTCAGTCATTGCAGGCGGGCCCGGGTAAAGCTTCCTGGCTAACCTCGGAAGTCTTGACTAAGACGCTCGAGCAGTTTACGGGCGATTTGTCTAAGGCTGAGCTCGCTGCTATGGGATTCAACGAGGCTCAGATCAAGTCCATCCAGCAGACAGCGAATACAGCTATGAAGGCTGCTACGGAAGTCAAGACGCTCGAGGGTGTCCTGACGACTGCGAAGGAGACTGCTGGATCAGGCTGGGCTCAGACGTGGCAGATCATATTTGGTGACTTTGGTGAAGCGAAAACACTCTTTACGGGTATCTCAAATGCGGTTAACGGCTTTATCAGTGCTTCGGCTAATGCTCGCAACAAGGTTCTTAGCGACTGGAAAGCTTTGGGTGGCCGAACGCTTCTGATCACCTCGATCAAGACCGCGTTCCAGAACCTTGGCGCTATTCTTAAGCCGATTAAAGATGCGTTTAGAGATATTTTCCCAGCTAAGACAGGGAAAGATCTCTTTGATATGACTAAGCGATTCAACGAATTTGCTAAGTCACTTAAGCCCACTGAAACTACTATCGAGAATCTAAGACGTACTTTCCGCGGCATATTTGCTCTCTTCAGCATTGCCAAACAGATTATCGGTGGTGTTCTTGGTGTCTTTGCGCAACTCTTCGGTATTGTGGGTAAGGGTACGGGCGATTTCCTTAATTTCACTGGTGGTATCGGTGATTTCATTGTTTCTATTGATGCTGCCCTTAAGAAGGGTGATCGACTCAGTGACTTCTTTGATGGAATTGCTGGTTTCCTAAAAGCACCGCTAGAATTGATTAGAGCATTTTCGAAGGCAATTTCAGATTTGTTCTCAGGATTTTCCCCGGGGGGATTTTCCGACGAACTAGATGGAATTACGGCTTCTTTGACTCCATTTGGAAAGATCGCAGCTGCAGTTGCAGATACGTGGCAAGCTTTCTTGGATATCATTGGTAATTCTGGAAATGTCGCTAAGCCTGCTTTCGACACATTGATCGAAGCTATTCAGAATTTCGGGACAGCATTTGGTGGCGCTGTTTCTAACATCAATTTCGAAGCTGTGTTTGCGGCTGTTCGTACGGGACTCTTTGCCGGTCTTGTCTTGATGTTGAGGCAGTTCTTCGGCAAGGGCACG